TGCAATTCATCAAAGTAAAATGTATCACCACTACATGCCAGGTAAGAGTCAAGTCACTCTTGCCAGTTTTGTATTAGGAGCGGCAGTCAGTGGGTCTACGAAACGTGTTGGATACTTTGATGATTACAACGGCATTTTCTTGGAACAAGATGCAACAGGAAGTTTACAATTTGTTATTCGTTCTGCAACCAGTGGAACGGGATCGATCACCGAACAACGGGTCAAGCAATCAGATTGGAATGTGAATACTCTATTGAACGGTGACTTCACTCTTGATATTACCAAAACACAATTATTCTATATTGATTTCCAATGGTTGGCAGTTGGTCGTGTTCGGTGCGGATTCGTTCATAAAGGTATCACGGTCATTTGTCACGTATTTGATCATACGAATGTTTTAAGTGTACCGTACATGCAAAATCCCAACCTTCCGGTACGGTGTGAGATTAGAAACTCCGTCAGTGTATCCTCAAGTATGGAACAAATTTGTTCAACCGTCATGAGCGAAGGTGGATATGCAGAATCTGGAAAAGCGTATTCCGTAACCAATGAAACGTTTCGTGTACTCACCAGTGGATCATCATTACCCGTTCTTGCTATTCGGTTAAAAAATATAGTGAGCGGCATGCCTAACCGTGCATTTGTTCGTATTCAAAATTCGTCGGTGTTTACCGATCAACAGAGTGTACGATATCTTTTGACCAAACTGCCAAGTGGATCTATGTTAACTACCAGTAGTGCATGGGTATCGGTAGATAATGATACGTCAGTCGTAGAGTATAATGTAAGTGCAACTGCATATTCTGATGGGAAGGTATTACTTTCAGGATTTGTTGGTGCAAACTCATTGAACATCAACCAAGCAAATCCATTGGTTCAAACCCAGCCAGGCGTAACCAATAAACAAAACTTTATAGCACAAAACTATGATAGTACCGATAGTGAAATGTATGTATTGATTGCAAAAAACATGACAGCAAACCCAACTAACATTGGCGGGTCAATGTTGTGGTCAGAAATTTATTAACATTTAGCGAGTATCCTTTATGCCATTTAAATATTATATTGCACAAATGCCGTCGGGCTCCATGAATAAAACATGGCTAGATCAAGTCGGTTCAAACGTATCTCATTCTGTTACAGGGGCACCAAGTGGGAGTTGGAATCTTGTGAATGTTGTTCCGATGGGTTCGTTAAATGAAACTGGTGGCGGATCTATTATGTGTTATTTTGTGTCTGGATCCTACTAAGTAAATCGTCTTCCAGTTCACGAACTTTTCCGTGAATGTCTTCCATACGAGTAGGGTTCTCCACATAATCGTATAAGACAAGATTATCTTTACTAACTGAAATGTGAAAGGAATTTGGTGCGTCTTGCATGATGCTATACCAAGTTCCTTTTTCAGTTTTCTTGGTTTCTTTTGCCATGAACATTTAATCTTTCTCGTAACTTGTGACCGCTGGTAGTCCGCTATATTCACAATCTTTGGTCTTTACGTGTTCCCGCATCATCCGTGCTAACATCCAACGCGTCTTGTCTTCTTCCCAGTTACCAGAAAGACTTGGATACCACTCATAAAACATACCAGAATGTAGTTCAGTCATATAGGTAAACTTTTGCTCATCAATTACAGACTGTTTCTTTTCTAATGGCGGTACTCGTGTACCAAATGCCTTTTCCCAGTTATTTGCAAACGTTTCTTGATCTACACTCAACGGTCGTGGGGTATCACCTTTTCCATTCATATTTATATCCTAAACATAATGCCGGGGGTTTTAAACATAATCTTCAAATCAGTTAATACAGATTGTGATTTAATATATTCTTGGTCTATTACTAGTTTAGCACGAACATCACTAATTCGTTTGTCTGCTGGAAGTGTGATCTGCGCCAATCCCGTAATGCCAGGCAGTGTCTCATGTCTTTGATCGTAACCTTCCAACGTAGTACTTAAATATTCAGCCGTTCGTGGTTGTTCAGGACGGGGACCAACGACATTCATGTGTCCCAACAATACATTAATAAACTGTGGTAATTCATCTAGTCGGGTCTTTCGTAAAAATCCGCCAATTGGTGTAATCCGTGGATCAGAGGGTATTGCCCAAAATTCACCTGTCTTTCGTAGTCTAACATCTACGTGGGGATTATCGGCATACAATCCATCATACATACTTCGGAACTTATAAATACGGAATATACGTCCCTTGTACCCAACTCGTTCTTGAACATATAGTACAGGACCAGGAGAGGTTATCTTGATCAGTATAGCAATGATCAACATGGGAACCGCAAATAATAGTAGTAGACAAAATGCTACAATAAGATTAAATACTCTTCTAGTATTTACCACCATACATCACTCCAGAACTATGCGTAGTAATCTACAATGACACCGGCTTCTCGGAACATCACAATACTACGTTCAGCGGATTCACTCCATTTACTCCCAATCGGATCATCGTCGTCTATACATACTATTCGTCGGATCCCAGCATTAATAATCCCACGAGCACAATCAGCACAAGGGATTCCACAAGTAAGATACATCGTGCAATCCCGTGTAGACACGCCGATACGGGCCGCATTATAAATTGCATTCCGTTCCGCATGTTCAAACCAATAATACTTTTCAGGTCGTTCTTGTCGTGAGTTAACATCATCGTGTATTCCTCGTGGAAAAGAATTATACCCCGTGGATACAATCTCGTTGTCTTTTCCTACGATGACCGCACCAATTTGTGTATATTTATCTTTTGATTTGAGTTTTACTTGTTGTGCGATATTCCGAAAATATTCTTGCCAGTTCATATTAATTTACCAATGAAACTCCAAATGAAACTGTTCGTCCTACACTATATCCTTCACGTTCCAAGTTCCCTTGCATAAACCGGTATCGTGCATCCAAGAGGTTACGAACGTCTACTTTCACATTTGCTCGCTGACCAATCGGCGCCTTCATGGTAACATCCAACATATGACGAGCCTTCTCTACGATGTTAGGAAGTGGAAGAACACCTGCGGCAAATATTCTGTCACCTACCGTGTTGTATAATACGGTGACGTTCGTTCGTCCACTTAAGGATGAATAAGTTAAACCTGTATTAATCACATAGGGCGCTTGTCCTACTAATGACCGTTTACTATCGGTGACAGTTAGTCCACGAGTGGTATCTAATTGGACCGTGGAACTCATCACTGTAATATTACTAAAGATGGTGAGAAAAGTCAAGACCTGCTTTCGTCCTTCTAACTCCACTCCAATATTATTAGCCATTAATGCATTCTGGAAATTGGCTTGATATGCACCAGAGGTTGCTTGTTCTACACGTTCAATTGGATTAATAAATTGTTTTGCGAATAATCCAATGCTAAAGATTTCATTTGGGTTGGGGAAGTGTTCATAACGGACATCTATATTATTAATTAATCCCCGACGAAGATTACTATTCCCCGTCACACTTACTCCACCCAATACATCACGGAAGGTCACGGGGGCAAGTTCCCGATATTCTGGACGAGCCACGGTACGAGATACTGCGAACCGAAGATTAGTGTTATCAGTAAATCGTGTGTTAAGAAGAAACGCCGGTAACACATCCAGATTGCGGAGATTGGAAGAAACTGTGAACCCACCTTGTGTTGCCGTATTCACATTGATGTCTGCATATTCGGTACGACCACCCATAATCATTTTCATATAATCAGCAATCTGCCACTCCGTCATCATATAACCAGCGACATTTACATCCGTTGCCGTATAGGAACCTGCTTGACCAATGGGTTGTACATTCACCGTGGTACATGTAGGACATACTTGATCCTTACCAAAGATAACATTTGCAGGTTGTGTGGTTACCGTTTCGTTAGCTCTAGTAATGAATGCGTAAATGGGTGCTTGCGTATTGCGTTCTGTGTTACGATAATATGTCCCCACCTTTACAGTATGCTTATTACGAATGGTCAATGCATGGTCCATCTGCCCCACAAGATTTTGTTCATTCAAATCAAAATATAATCTACGAGCTCCGTCCAATGAACTCAACAAGGAATATCCAGTAGATGGGTTACGTGCATAGACCACATCAGAACGGTCAGGTTCTTTTCGTGTAGTGTGTGCTGTTGTGAGTGACCACGAAGTTTTGTTATTGGTAGAGAGTTGATGTTCACCTTGTCCAGTAATAGATACCACCCCACGTTCTACATATCGTAGGGTAGTGCGACTAATACTATCCGCAAGATTTTCATCATATCCCCCATCGACTCGGGCTTCGTTATCAGCATTTCGAGTAAAGGTACTGTTTAAGGATACCCGTGACATTTGCCCAATCATGGTGGAGAAGTTGGCAATCCCACCCCATTGGACACCCACACGAGCGGTTTGTCCATTTAATGTGGTGAGTGGTACCACCGTATTGTTTGGCCCTTGATTACCTACCGCGAGTTGTTCGTTACTTCGCACTTCTTCACTATATCCATAATTTCCACTGAGCACATAGCCGATATTCTTGCCCACCATTCTATTCCCACCCATTGACATACCCACAGAGCTATTCCCTCGTCCACTACGATACGACGGCGCCCAGACATTACGTTGAGAACGAATAATGTTATTCATCTGTTCTTGTGTCACATTCCCTAAAAAGTTTACCGTTGCTAAATCGTTCGGCATGTTTCGTGATGATCCTGCAACAGCAATCAACTCACCACCCGCACGAGGAGCAAACGGTAACGTATTAGATAGTACCCGTGTGTTTGCTCCCACACTCATACTATAGGTGGTTTGCTTTCGTGCGGGAAACTCTTTCGTCTTGATGTTGACCGTGGCTCCAGCAAAGTCGCCGGGTTGGTCTGGCGTAAACGTCTTACTGGTATTCACTTCTTGTAACAAACTGGATGGGAAGAGGTCCAACGGGACAACTTTTCGTTCTGGTTCTGGACTTGGAAGACGAACCCCATTTAAGTTTGCCGTGGTGTATCGTTCACTCAATCCACGAACTTGTAAATATTTACCGTCTTGTACCGTGACACCACTAATACGTTGTGCCGCCTGTGCTGCATCTCCATCGGGTGACCGTGAGATTTGTTCTGCCGTAATAGCGTTGGTTACATTGGTGGCATTCTTCTGGACATTCAGTGCGGCACTAATACTGCCGTTCTCTTTTGCCGCCGTGACACTAACCGTGGAGAGTTGGACGTTGGCAGCCATCATCACGATATCTTGCTCCACAGTTCCATTATTTGGGACTACGATGCCAGTAACCGTCTTTGGTGTATATCCAATACGACGAACTTGGATGGTGGTAGTTCCTGCGTTCACTCGTAAACGATAACGTCCATCAACACCAGACATCACACCCGTCGTGGTGCCGACGACTTGAATACCTACACTTGTCAATCCTTGACCAGTTGCTTCATCAAGTACTCTACCAACAATTTGTCCCGTTTGGGCAAATACCGACGAAAACGGGACAAACAACGCCAACAAAATTTTTCTCATACAAATATTCTCAATAAGGGTCAGACTATAAATATCACAATTTAGCCTTCTTCAACGTCTTACTATCTATACCATAATTCTTACATAACATAATTAACGCATCTTTATTGTGTGTATAATAGATTTCCAAATACTGGATGGCTTCTACTTTGGATACGTTAAAATGTTTTGCGACCAACTCCACCAACCACGATTCATACTTTTCATCGCGCTCGCCTTTAATATATTTGTTATACTGCTTCCCTTTCGGGAGCATATTCGTCATGAACAAATAATGCGCCCGATCAGGAATAGCAGAATATTTTTGTATTGCATTTACCACTTGAGAATAATTGACATTCATAGAAAGAAACCGGTGAAGCATGTATCGTGAGTTTTTATATTTTTTCTTTTCTGCGTCATTGAGGTTATCAAAGAATTCCGTGGACTGATCCGTGGTAATCCCATTCAGAAAATCAAATAATTCTTTTCCCTTTTCTTTTTCTTCTACCTGTACTTTCTTCTTTGCCATAATTACCGTAACATTTTAACGTGGTCAACGAGATTATAATCCTTTGCTTCTTGCGCACTTAACCATACATCTTGTGGCGGAAGGAGCTTTTCCCGAATAATCTTTTCACTCAACTTCGTACATTTCTTATAATGACTGATCATACGGTCTGTTGTCAACTCAAACTGCCGACGAGTTGCTACTAGTTCGTGTTCCTTCCCCCACGTTCCAGCGGACCATTGATGGGAAAGGATACTGGTATTGGGCGTAATGATACGATAACCAGGCTGTCCTGCGATAAACGTCATTAATCCAGCCGATGCAATAATTCCCAATCCAATTGTATGAACAGGAATCTTACTTCCTCGCATCACATCAATCAAGGCAAATGCAGAGAAGAGATCACCGCCGGGACTCGTAATCATCAACGTAAGATTCTCAAATCGATTGCTCGTTTGAAAGTTGCTATCTAAAATCCACGTGATGACATCTTTCGTACTGTTACCCGAAAACTCGTTACAGAAATAATAAACTCCATGATCCCCCAAAGTAGCAGGACGCATGTCTTGTAACATATAACCTTGCATATCTTGGTTGGTTGAGTTCATGGATAACATCTTATGACTCAAGCTTCAGAGTAGTTCTCTGTGCAGCTTGTTGTTCTGTTTGTTCGGCAACCTTGACTGGTAAAAACTGCTTGTTAATAAATCCACATGCGTTACATGAGAACGTGGGGATTGGAACAATTGCTTCCTTACCGGTGGGTGATACGAGTGCAGAAACTCGCTTCATCAGAACTACTTCTTGAAAGGTATAGTTTCCACAGTTTTCGCACGTAACGTCCTGAGCGTTGGAAAGGTCTAAATTAATTGGTGGTTGTTGTTTTGGCATAACTGTTCTCCTTCTTTAGTTTATATGTTTTACTTGAATTGTACCATCTTTTTGTTCTACCAATCTAATAAATTTGCACTTAAGTAATTCTATTATTTCGGTTTGTCTTATAATGTCTCGTTCTTTGTACCTAGACCAGTTGTGATGCAGTTCATCATATTCTACAACTACATTTTGTTCTTTGTCATAACCATCAACCCAATAAAATAATTCTTCTATAAAAAATTCTCCATCTTGGCTCATTGCATGCTGAAACTTATAGCCTAAATTATTTCCTAGTTTATCTATTTCTAAACATGCACGCGGGTTATAGTTAGGAACCGCAATTGGTCCCAATCCTTTTAACAAACGTTTCCTTGCAGACACTCTCATCTTTTTTTTACTTTCTTCTGATTTTGGCTTTCTCAACTTTTGTTTATGTTCTTCACTTTTTGGTTTTTTGAGTTTTTCTATGTGAGATGAACTGAGTTTTTTACCCCGAAGTGACATACTAATCTTTTTCTTCTGCTCTTCTGATTTCGGAACATTCAACATATGTTTTTTAGTATTCTCTGCAATTTTTTTCTTTGTATCATCAGAATGATTTTTTCCATACATTCCATTCTTGGATCCTGCACCAACAAAGCCTGGATTACATTTTTTGCATATTCTGTTGTTTTTTATAGCAACTTTTAATATTTTTTCAGTTGTATATTTTTGTAATTCGTTGCATAGTGGGCAGTTTTTAGTCCATTTACTCATAGTAAATACTCCAATCAAATATATTTACTATATATAGTGTGATGCAGACTAATAATTAGTAATATTCAGTAAAATCTTACTATTCTAAAATAGAATAAAGAGTTGCTACAAAACATACCTCTTTGTCCGGCACCTGGCCATCTCTGAACTGTCCTTCTGCAATAGCAATAATAGTTTGTGGAATTCTGGTGGGATTGTATACTTCTACATTATCGTACAGTGTGCGATATAGTTCCGTAAAATCTTGTACTTGATTATCAGCTACGATTTTACGTACTTCAGTAATCTTATCCTTCATTGGTAAATTGTTGGTCAGTACATCAACAATCTTTAGTTTAATATCCTGTCCAATCAACTCATCAATACTTATCTGGAGTTTACCGTTTTGTGTCTGAAGTTGGGCTGTGTTAATGATTTTTCTAATGTCAGGATAATACGCATTGACAATCTGTGCGATAGTCTTTGTATCATATTCTACATTCTCGTTCTTTAAGATATCCGCCAACTTCTTTGCTGCATCCTTCTTGCTCGGTGGAGTCAACTTATAGACTTGCGTCCGACTCACCAGTGGATCAATAATCCTTTCTACATAATTAGCAGTGAGAATGAATCGTGTACTTGCAGAATACGCCTCCATCAGATTACGAAGTGCAGGCTGTGCTTCTCGTCCTAAGAAGTCTGCCTCATCCAATACCACGATCTTGAGTGGCTTGAATCCAATCGTTGCCGCAAATCCCTTGATCTTATCACGAACCGTATCAATACCACGTTCATCAGATGCATTGATAAACATATAATCACAATCAATGTTCTTGACGAGAATCTTGGCGGCAGTGGTCTTACCCGTGCCAGCCGTTCCGTAGAACAGCAGATGAGGGATATCTTGCGTGGTGATATACTGTTCAATCTTGGCACGAACGGTATCATTCCCTACATATCCTTCCAATGTACTCGGTCGATAGCGCTCCACCCAGAGCGTATTTTCATTCATACTTTTCTCCACATAAAAATAGGTTCACAGAACGTTTTGTTAGTTGAGTTATCCGCTCTGTTCATTGCATCATCCGTCCATTCATTTGGTGCACTTCCTTCAAACACCATTCCTGCTCCTGCACTGTTCGGACGTTTTGCCATTTCCATACCAATTGCTCCCATGTATTCCATACCTAATGATTTTAAATGATCATTCATGGGATTCGTAATTTCTAACCAACGTTTCTGTCCTTTTCCAGAGGTAGAAAATACATCGGAAATGTTAATAGCCACTATACCATGTAATTTAACACTGGGATAGATGTTAGTCAATACCTTGTGGAGAAAGTGTTCACTCCACATTTCTACTTCTTTATATCGTTTAAAACTCTGGGTGTCGTCTTGACTATAATGTTCTACGTTGAAATATGGCGGTGAAGTAAATACCATATCAAAGTGATCCTTGTACGGAGTAAAATCAAATTCTTCCGCAGGACAAATATGAAATTCACTACTCTTATCATTCTCAAAGAAACTGGTGTGTTTATTATAAAACGTTCTTTGTTTTTCATAAATGGGATGATTATCTGCTTTTGGATCTAACCCAACATAATGTTCAGTTGTATTCCCCGCATAAAATCCCGCAAGACGATCCCCCCAACCCATAGAAAAGTCTAGTACATTCGTTGCATTAAACTTATCATACAAAGCCTTTGCAGTACTTGGACGAAACTGAGAACAGGTATATTTTCGTAGATGTAGACATCCACGTAATGTTCCCTTGTCAATCTTGGGAACCTTTAGCGTGAATAGTGATCCCATAAGGGTAATCATTGTACTCTTCGTGCGCCACGTCTTAGCGGGTCCAGGCGACCGATTAGAATTTGCTTCCCATCGGTTCTGTTGTTGGAAATAGTTCGATGCGGAATTACCCGTAGTAGACTTGGAGAAATAATAAGGACTTAATTCATAACGGGAATTCGTGGATCTATAAAACCATTCTCCGGCAGTATAAAGTTTATCCCAACGAACTGCTTTTAAATCATTATAAGCACTGTACGTATCTTCTTCCGTAATATCATTATACGGAATAGGATAGGTCATACACACCGTTGCCATACTTTCCTTAATATCATCTACACTAAATGTTTGTTTAATATATTCCCATTCCCCCGCACCTATTTCTAGGTACGGGGTCATGTTGAGAAATTTGTCAAAGTATGGTTGATACATTATTTTTTAGAATTAAGTTTTGCTTATAGTCACCAAAGAATTTACGGGAAGGTTTCAATCTCCACTTTTTGTTTGATGTGGGTTCTTCTTTTATAGTAAATCGGCCGGGCCAGTGCTGGGCAAAGTTTTCTAATAACGATTTTAATACAGTTTCTATGTAATGAATATCTGCATTACCACCGGGATTTTTTCCAGGCGGCGGCGAATATGTCATGAGATGATCGAACGCTAATGTACAATAACCTTTTTCTAATACCGATAATGTGTAGTGCCAATCTTCTGCGCCGTTATACTCCCATTCATTATTTATTGAATTGTCTACCAATACACACTGACATGTCAATTTATTTTTTTGAACCGCACGAGTTCTTGAAAAGGCAAATGTATCAGAATTAATACCACTGATTGCAACGTTAGAAAACATATCTGTACAGTGTTCTACGATTGAAAGTGCAAACATGGTATCTACTTTTATATTTTTATCAGAGTCCTTCTTTCTAATTTTAAAATATTCAATATCATCATCTATTTGCCAATGTTTTACTTCACCTACTGCGCAAGAATGTTGTTTGATAAAGTTTCTGACATAAGCAATTCCTTGATTATTTTTATCCATCTGTACTATTTTTTCTGTTGGGTATACTTTGCAATATGATTCATAGTCTTGGGGTTCCACTACTAAGAAATAATTTAATCCCTGTAGTATATCAGTAACTTTAACCGCAGTTGATCTATTTTTTGATGGAATGTATATAGTATATTTGTTTATAGAATTTAACGAAGTGTTCATCTCCATAAACTTATATACCATTTCATTCAAATCTTCTACATCAAATGGCTTTTGTTCGTCGGTAAAGGAATATATGTCCATCATGGAGTTTGCGGTTTTACAAGCTTCATATTGTATTCATTAATCTTTGGTTCCAACGACACACCTTCTTTCAATACCAAGTCTTGCTTAAAGATTTTGGTATAAGCAATGTGATGATGTGGACGCCCATCGACGTGCTTGTCATGAGTCAACTTTACAATCTTACCCCAGTTTTCTTTCAACTCATCAAACTTCTTCTTATAGCCAGAATAGACGCCACCTTCATAGATCGTATCGGTATTGCCGCCTCGCATCGTACCTGTAGTTTGCTTGCCACTCAGTAACGTATTAAAGTTAACGGTACATAGATCACCCGTAGACAATACACGCAGTGAAAGATCCGTATCTTCATTATACGTTCCTCTCCATCGTTCGTCCAATCGGGTATCTAACAGTTCATGATTAATCAGAATGCAACTATACACTCGGGTGTTTCGGATAAATTGGCTTCGGCCTGGTTCTGTTGCCGGTACAAAGGATGCGTACTGACACCCAACCAATCCTAGATTTTCATACCGATCACTGAAGTCTTCCATAATTCTGAAGAAGACGCCATCACGAAGTTTTTTCTTGAGGTTATTATTCCACCGGAAGAACCAATGAATATTATCGTCAATGACCCAATGTTTCTTATGACCAGCATCAACCGCATGTTGCCAAACGAAGTTACGAACAGGAATACTTCCCTGCTTCCGTTTACTAAAGTTTTCTGGCAGTTTAATGATCTTTTTTACGTCTACGTTTGCCGCATAGTTATCGTACTCGTCGGGTTCCACACAAATACGAAAGTCTACTCCCATGTCCTCAAGCGTGTCAATCGTAAGAGTACGTTCCCATCGACCCTTGGTAATGACATATAACGGATACTTCGGATGAATCTTATGAGTGTATTCATATTCGTAATCAGTGAGGGGATTCTCTTCCAGTTCATAATGAATATACCCAGTTTTGTTTTCTTTTACCCCAAGCATGTTGTGTAAGATATCTTTTTCTTGCTGGTTCTTCACCATAACATTAATCAGATACCGTTGCTTTAGATAGGGCGACCACACAAACTCCGGCAAGTCAGTATAATGTTCACAGGTCAAATCATAAAAGTCATGATTCTTCCAATCATACTCATACGGAAGCGTGTAATCCCAGAAGTCGCCTGGGATTACTGTAGTCTTCAGTAAGTTCTCTAACTTGTCTTTGTTACTTGTGTGTATTTTAATAATTTCCATAACGAATTAATACTTGACTTGTACCAGATAGTATGTCGCAGTTGTTCCGTCAAACTCAAACGATGCCTTGGCGAGACCCTTAGAAGAAATCTCAAGGGTACCGTTGGTGACTTCCTTGTTTGCCGAAAGAATTTCTCGGAGATAATTTGCAGAGAAACTGGTGGGTTCCATTTGTACTGCCGTGTTAGTATTTGCAGTAATCACAATACGATTCGTATTGGTTGCTGCATATCCCAATATAACCGACGCAGTGTTATCATTTCCGTCACTCATAACGGTAAACGTTTCCACTTCACTCAATGCACCCTTTGCCTTGATGAAGGTGTTCACAAACTTTGCGTCAAGAGTAATTGTAAAATCCATCGGAGGAAGTTTCTTCAACTCTGGAACAGTCGGGATTACTGACTGATCCGCCAAAACAAATGTGGTCTTCGTTGACCCATCGGTAATATTAAGTGCAGTGACCTTATCACCACTAGTCTGCGTAGCAATGGTTAGTTGCTCTTCCAATACACTTAAAATAGAACGGAGTTTCTTTGTATCATAAATACCAAACTCACCCTCTGGAAAATCCAGGCTGGATGCAACAATTTCTCCCAATACATTCTTGTCGTCTGAGATAGACCGAACAGTTGTCGTACGTCCCTCCGATTTCAGTACTACACTTTCACACGAACCACCAAGATTATATTTACTAATAAATCTTTCAAACTTTGACTTTTCCATAACCGTTGACCTCTTTTATTGTTTAATTAGTCTATATCCTTATACCACATCTTTGACAACTTACCATCAGTAAATCGTGCATAATAATCACGCCATGTACCATTCTTTGGTTTACTTCCATAAAATCTAATATCACCGTGGAAGTCTGTCAAGTACTCACGGTGATAACTTCCTTCTACTTTCTCCAAATATCCTCCGAGCCAATGGGTATTTGCTTCTACCCACTCCCAACTCCACTTTTCTTCGTATAATTCCCCGTTGGCAGAAATAACATATTTAGTCATGACACATTCCAAATCTTTGGTCTGATACCATTCATTAGTTAGTTCTGCATTACCCGGCAATATATGTTCTACTCTGAGTTCATCAAACATTCCCATACTATGTTTCTCCTAATAATAATTTTAAGAGTCTATCCCACTCAAAATGTGGACCCGGATCGTGCTTCCGTCCACGAGGAACTGCTACATCTGAATGTCCCAGAATGAACCGACTTGTGGAATCTGGATATCGTTTTTGTAATACTTTAATTAACCACGCCAAACTATTATATTGTTTGTCGGTATATAGTTGTGGCGGTTTATTCTCTAGACAAATACCAATACTATACTTGTTCATCCGAAGATAACTTCTCCACAACGAAGCACCTGCATGATTTGCTTGATACTTGGGATCTACCATCTTTACAATTACACCAGAACGTTGAATGTAATAATGATAACTATTTCGTTTTTTAATTAACCACCTACGTGTTCCTAAATAACTATCACTATCATCATAATGTAATACAATGAAATTTTTTGTCGTATCCCGTTTCACCTTATACGACATACGAATTGGTTTATCAAGTACTGTAGGTTCTGTTATTTGTAATAACGCCACCAATCCCATCCACATACTAGAAACTGAACCATTCAGATGCGTTTTGATTTACTTCGGTAGGAATATTTCCCCAGTTCAATGCAGTATAAAAATCATCCAGTTTATTTCTGAGTTCATTTTCAAATAATGCATTGGTATCAATATATTGCTTAATCATCTCAATAATTTGTGGAGGATCTTGATATCCCTTAATAGCAAGTGCTTCTATCTGGAGATTATTTGGCTTCAACATGACGTATTTAATCTTCTCACCATCCGTAATCTTTTCATACTTGGTGGTGATATTGAAGTGTTCCAGTAACCGATTGTATACGATTGCCGCCTTGATGTGCGCAGGAGCACCCTTCTTGAACGCACGAAGTCCTGGCGTGTCATGTAAGGTATATTCACTGATATTGTTTGCTGATGTGTTTCGTGCAATATCCAAGAAGTCCCGATCATCCAATGAATTCTTGAACTCTAGAATCTTCTTGTCTACTTCATCCTTTGGCACCTTATTCAGAATATCATTCAGTGCTTGTTTCATAAATTCACGGAATGCTTTGGGAAACGATGAACGAACAACATCCAATCCCTTCACAACCATCTTATTAACGGGCTGATTAGTTTCCAAATCATATACCTTGTCCAACGCATACCGTTTCTTCGCAACCCAAAATCCTGTACGAGCAACGGATTCTCCCTTGATGTGGAATCTATGGGTACTCACATTAAACAATCGTTTTGCCATAGAATCATAAAACTTATTCAAATCCTTTTCCATGTTATACGCAAGATCAATGGTTGCCTTCAACGTATCATCAGTTCCTTCAACCATTGGACCTGCTGGAAAATATAGGGAATCGGTATCTACGTAAACGCAATGATCTTTCTTATCTCCCGTAACTTTTTCATACTTGAGATTGAGAAACTTCGCACTGGTTTTAATTACGTCCTGCCCCGACAACGTAACTGCTGCTGCATTGTCCACGTCATAGAAACGGAATACAGATAACCCAAGCACACCATACAATGAATTCAAGAAAATCTTTTGAATATGTTGACGACGGTCATAATATTCTGCCATCTCCTTGTTGCCTTCATTGATATACTTCTTCATAGTATTCTTGTATTCCACACGTTGCGCAAACCATGTCTCAAGTACTTCGGGAATGATACCTTTCTTATCATTATTATAAATTACACCATTGGAACTGATCGATAGATTGTTCTCTTGCATGAATTCGTTGAAGGCGTCATATCCCAACTCCATCGTCGTATCATTATCTTTTTCTTGAATTACGTACGCAACAATTTGTTTCTTTAAGTGTTGCTCAAGATCCCAATTCTTTACATAGCCCACCTTGGTTTCTGGCGAGATATTCAAACTCATGATGATCGATGGGTACAGTGATTGTAAGTCCAGTGAATAAATCCATTCATACAACCCAGGCACAGGATCTTTTACATACGCACCCGTAAAACTACCGTCTTCATCTCCCGTGTTTTCCGACTTCTCCTTATTCGACTGTGGTTTATCTGTAACGATAATTCCCTTACGATGAAGATAGGTAACGATGGTACCCTCAAGGAATCGGGAAGACATTGGATAATCTTCGTAGGGTACATGTCCAATATGACAGATACCACGTACCAACTCAATCAACTTGAGCTTTCTATCCATCTCGACAATAATACGCACGTCTTGTAAGTTATATTCAATAAACTTTTCCAGATCGTCACGGAACAGTTGATCAAGAGAACCTTCGTAGGGTACCTTCCCCATGTTCACTTCCAACCGACCAATCGTATCTAGTCGATAATTTGGTTGCTGCGTATACGTAAACTTCTTATACAGATCCAAGTAATCTAAACTTGATACTCCTGCGATACTATATCGTTCCAATCGTTCGGAATATTTTACTTTACCAATTGGACTGAGTTTATTTGCAATTGATTGTCCGCACACTTGACGTACCCGATTATACAAATACGGAACGTCAAATCCATTACTATTCCATCCCGTAATAATCGTGGGTTGGATTTGTTCGTACACCGTAATAAACGTATGCAGTAATTCCACTTCACTTGGACAGAAAATGATTTCCGTATCACCAACAGACTTGTTATCATACAACATTGCGGTGTCCAGAACCAATACCGTGTATTTTTTTATCGTTGGATCATAGAGTGCAATAGATGTAATTTCATTATTTGGTTTATGGATATCAGGAATACCATTTGCCATAGACACCTCAATGTCAAAAAACAATACGATATTTCCTTCGGATGGCGTATCCTCGTGTAAGTACAGATCCGTTAAAATACGAGTTTCCCGTGGGAGATCACTCTCAAATACGTTGGGGTGTCCACGAGTAAACCTACGGGTCTTACTCAATCGCACACCCGTCATACTCAAATATTTTCCCGTGGGATCTTTTACGTAAGCATAGTTAAAATCTGATAGCGGTAAGGTAAGTAATCCTTGTTTGTCGTCCCAAATATATGCGGTTTGTTCATCCGACTGTGAATCAATATAAATATTTTGATATGCCATATGCTCTCGTTACAGGGTCCATCATACAATATACAACAAAGGGACTTGAATATCAAGTCCCCGTGCTGCCGAATCCATTTGCATTTCGTCCATCACTAGAGGATATTTCTTCCACTTCCTCTACAGGAAAATCAACAGTGGGAATCAATAAGAGTTGTGCAATCTTATCACCCTTATAAATTGTTTGAAATCCTTCGTGGGAGTTATGGAGAGCAACCAGAATTTCTCCTGTATATCCGTTATCAATGACTCCCGCCACGACGAACAATCCTCGTTTAGTTGCCACCGATGATCTGTCTCGGAGTAACCCGCCATATCCCTCTGGAAACTGAATTGCTATTCCTGTACGAATTAGTTTAGTTTCACCTGCTAGTAACGTAGTCTGATCGTCAGAAAACAAATCATATCCAAGATCACCACTGTGTGCTTTTACTGGTAGCTGTGCTTGTTCACGTAATCTTTTTACTTTCATTATATTTTTACTCCAAACTTTTTAAATGTTTCATCTATACAGGTTTTAATAAATTCTTTCATTGTATTTTCATCACCACCACCCGTTTTTTCTGTAACTTGTTCTCCTCTACAAAATGCTTTGAAATGTGGAACACCCTCTATACTAAAACTTTCTTTACAAAATTCGGCCTGTTCAGGTGGTTCCCACGCATTTATTTTATAAAATTTTATATTGGTAGTTAAGTTTGAATAATACTCTGTCGCTAATTCATAGTTTGGCATAGTAGCTTTACAAGGTCCACATGTAGATCCAAAAAACATAACTATTCGCAAATAATCATCAGCTTTTGTTTCACCGCTGAGCATATCACTCATTGTAATTTCCGTGATCATTTCACAACCTCATCTCAAAAATTTTTTTAATCGTGATTTAACTTTTTTTGTGTTATTTCGTATGTCACATTCCCACAAATGTATAAATTTATATCCCATTTTTTCAAAAAGTTTTTTACGTTCTAGATCACGTTCCCATATTTCTTTCGCAGTTTTCTTTTTACCACGATTGAAATACTCTGATTTATACTTTTGAGGGTTACAGTGCCAAAAATCTCCATAACATTCTACAATATATTCGTTGTTTATCAAAAAATCTACGTTATATTTTCCTATTTGAACTTCTTGTTCAAAAGAAACTTTCATTGAAGATAAAATAGTAGCAACTTTCTGTTCTATTTTATTACCTCTAACTATACAATTTTTTTTTACAACTTTGCGTCTCATGTATTACTATGAATCATAATTACATCAATTCTTTTATGTTAATAAAACGTATACCCTTTTCAATTAGATCAAGGTTATTTTTCTTGATTTCTTCAAAGAAGTTCCATGCTAAAACTAAAATAATATCTGGGTTATCTTCTACTAATTTGGTCTTTGCATAAATAGGGATTTTTACACCAGGAATATACTTTCCATGTTTTAGTGGGTTGTCTTCAATAATATATGAAATGTGTTCCGTTGTCAATCCAAAATAATTTAATGCAGTTGTTGCCTTTGCAGGTGCTCCATACCCAACAATTTTTAGTCCCTGCTTTTTCAGTTGAAGTATATTAGTAAATAGATTTTTTCTTGTTGTTTCTATCTTATTTGCAAAGTCAGTGTAGGTTTCATACTTAGAAATACCAAACATTTCTTCATCAAGTAAAAATTTAGAAACACTTTCTTGTACTTGAACTACGACTTTTTTCACATACACACGAATAGATCCACCGTGCGTGTTTATGTATTCAACGTTATAGATTACATATCCGAGTTTGGTAAAGAAATTGTTAAGTGAAGTAACGGTCCAATAATTAAAATGTTCGTGGTAGATGTTATCAAACGTAAGATCTTTTAACATACTCAACAAATACTGTACTTCTATTATAAATACCCCGTCTTCCTTTAATACCTTAAACGATGCATTTGCAATTTCTTCTAAATTATCTGCATGCGCAAACACATTTGATGCCGTAATCACATCGGCAAATCCATGTTGACTAATAATTGTATCGGCAACTTCTTCGGTAAAAAATGAACAAATAGTATTTATTCCATTATTGTTTGCTAAAGTAGAAATGTTTTCTGCGGGCTCAACACCCAATACTTTAATATTGTGTTCTGTAAATGGACGTAACGCTATACCATCGTTTGATCCAATATCAATCACAAAGGAATTTTCATTTAAACTAAATTCTTTTATATACGATTGTGCAGCAACGTGAAAATGATCCCTAAAAGATTTTGATGTAGAAGATACGTACAAATAATTCTTGAACATTTTTTCTGAAGGTACTGAGTATGATAACTGACAATTATGAGTTTCTGGACTATACATCATTTCCAACGGAAACATTTCACACTGTTCTTCCGCAGAGTCCAGCAAGTTATTAGCTAGTGGAGACAACCCTAATGATAATACAGGTTTTATATTTGTAGTACCTGATATTCTGTCCGTAGTTCTATAATAATTCAATAAGTCATTTTTAAATTCTTCGTCTACTAATGTATATGGTATGGTGTGGGTAACCCCATAATTCTCATGTTTCCGTTCGCCTCTGACTAAATTGAGGAAAATTGAATCTTTAGTAAACACCATTGTGTGTGCAACGTTCGGACGAATAACCGATAAATCTCCTTCATTTATTATCTGCGTTTCAATCTTTGCGTTTGGGACGGATAAATCTTTAATTACACTTATGTATTGTCCTTTGATCAATAAACATTTTTGTTCTTGTATTGGATGATAATGATTTGCTCTTACCGTACCGGCCTTTGATTCAATATAGCCGATTAGATTTATAGGTTCAGTTAATTCATAATTACTAATTTTACCACGGGAATCAATGAATTCATCACCGCCTCGCAGGATGTATTCCAACCGAGTAGGTTGTTCTTTTGATGACCAATTTGTAATCATTTCTTTAATTGCGGCTTTAATATTGTTCTGAAAGGTAAACCCCACGGATAATAATTTTTTATTTGATAACGTATAACCAACGTTTGGGATTTCATCGTCGGTTTCAATCAACGTAGTAGTTGATTTAACGTCTTTGATTAATTCTGCGACATCTTTTACTGATAAATTTTCGTTGGTCAAGTGAAAAATTTCATTAGTAATATCCGTATCATCCATAAATTTAAAACAACGAACTACGTCATGTAACGAGACTAATGATTTTAACTGAACTCCCTTACCAAATAATTTTAATGGTACATTTTGAGATGCCATTTTTGAAAATAAATTTGGCATAATACCAATACGTGTTGAGTCAGTAGAATATCCATATACTGAACCCAGCCGTAGAATCACATAATTTTTTCCAGAACTTATGATATCCAATTCATTCTGGTATTTACATTGAGAATATGTTAATATAGGAGTTGGAGTTTCTGTTTCTTCAATATCAAGTTTTACTTCTGGAAATCCTTCAAATACTACATGGGTTGATGGAAAAATTACCTTACAGTACGAGGGTGTGTATTTTAATACATTCAACGTACCATCGATAGCGGTTTTTTTTATTTCGTTATCTTTTTCTGCATTAGACTCTGTTTTTGTATAGGCAACATCAGTAATTCCAGCGAGATGATGAACAACATCGGCATCTTTTAGTACTTCTGCAATTTTTTGTTCGTCCAATATACTTGCTTGAATGAATTCTATTCCCCAGTCACGTAACTGCTTAACACGTTCCGATATAAATTTTGTATCGGTCACCACTACTTTTTTATACCGAGCTTCTCCAGAATATAATTTTGCAAGTTCTGTACCAATATAACCTAATCCACCAGTTATTACTACTTTTTTACCCGCCATATATAACCCTCTTTAATTTTTATTTCTTAATCCGTCAATCACATCAATATATTTTTGCTTAGATTGTAATCCACTCAATCGTTCGACAATCTGATTATCCTTTTCTATAATCACAGTTGGTACGTTACGAATTCCGTATAATACTGCTGCATCTTCGTTTTCTTCTACATCAACATCCGTGAATTGCACATCGGGAAACATTTCTTTAATCTTTTTAAACTCTGGTGCGAGCGCTTTACACGGCCCGCACCAGCTTGCTGAAAACTTCGTTACATTAATCATTTTATATCCAGTTGTTAATTCGTTAATGTCTTATGATTTAATAAGTCCGATGGCGACTTTTTATAAATTCTATATTCATCATCATCAAAATGTTCTGTGCCTACTTCAAGTACAATACAATCATTTTCTAATGCCATGAGTTGGTGAGGGGTACCTTTTTCAAGGTGAACTACGTCCCCCTCACACAAATGTTCTCGTTTCAGTTCGGCAGATTCTGTGTTAATCCAATCAAATACAAATTTTCCTTTTTGGATATACCACGTTTCTGTCTTTTTTATATGATAATGCATTGAAAATTTACTATACATTTTAGGAAACACTAATAATCTACTACAATATAAATTATCATTGTGAATCCATATTTCATGTCCCCAGGATTTATTTACAGTTTTAGGAACCTGTTTTTTCATATTATATTATTTCACAACCTCCACCGCCACAAGCAATTTCGCCTGAGAGATTAGTGTCATCACCTAATTCTACGACTTCACTCAAATCAATTTCATGTAAGTGTGAAACCAATTCTTCATACTTTTCCTTTGTACAATCTTCAAAGGGCGCTTGAATATATGAACCCCCATCGTACGGCAGGACACTTAGTGCGGTGAAGTTTTCCTTATTCGCCCACATCCATTCTCCAACACCTTCCCATTCCCCATCCTTCATTGTCACAGTCACAGAGACATTGTTCTTGTTCTCACCCTTACGATGTCCAACTTTCACCCAATCCTTCCATACCTTACTGACACGACCAAGAAGATCCAATGCCGTTTCTTGGCGAGTGACTGCACCTTCTGGAGCACGTTGTGGGATACTGATAACTGCTTGTTGATGTGGCTTGAAGTATTCATCTTCCAAGAGTTCTGGGTGGTTGAGGAGAAGGTATGAATAGATACTTTCATTCTTTCCAACCCGAATACGACGAATGTAATAGTCGTTATGCCAGGCGTGAATTCCAGAAGAAGTTCCAAGTACCAGAGAAGAGGTACCTTCTGGTTTTACCGTAGTAGTACGGGCAGCCTTCTTGATGCCGATTATTTCTGCGACCCGTTCGTTTTCCGTCTTCACTACGTTCGCTGCTTCCTTCATGTCCAGTTTCAACACTGCACCAGAAGCAATGCCGGTCATTGACACGCCAATCAAGGCTTCGCGTTCCGTGGTCTTTTTCCATATATCTCTCAAGTAGTGAAAGTTCGTATAACTTGCTTGAAGAGTCCCAATGAAAGCTGCGGCCCGTGCGCGGGCATTCAAATCATCTTGACTGTCCACCGTACCTGCATTGATGGTGGTCAAGTTACAGAATTGAAAGGGACGGAGAGAGATTTCCGCACACGGGTTTAACCCCCAGCTTGCATCATTTGTGAAAAAGAAACCAGGCTCGCCTGATCCACTGCGTTCAATCTTCTTCCACAAATCCAAGAACACTTCCTTCTCAATCTTGTGACGAAGAATGACCGCACTGTTATTTGCACGACCACGTTGTGGATTGGTTTCCCACCAGTTACCGAACTTACATGTTAACATATCGTCATCATCCAAATCGAACAGACTGATCATTGCCGAACGACGAATACCACCCGACAGAACTGCGTCAGCAATGAAACACAGAATATCGTGAACTTCAATTGATGACAGTTGTTCACCGTTTTCTTTACGATCAAGAATCTTTTGAATGTTGTGTAGTGCATCCTTGAGTGGTTCTGGACCCGGTGCCTTTCCACCACTGGTTAACAGTAATGCACCCTTCTGACGAATATCACGGAAGTCATATAGCGGAAGTGGCTTTCCCTTCATGTATGCGGCAATCAATACCTTAACAGCATCAGCCCACCCTTCAATACTATCACCGACTAGATACCGACGAGTCTTCACGGGCTTATTAATTTCTGGAAGTTTTTCTACATGTTGACGTTGTACGGAATATCCCACACCCGTTCCAGAAAGAAGAAGGAACATCACTTCACTGAATGCGTCTGCATGATCAATCGGTAGGAAACAACAGTTATATAACCGTGCGTTATTAATTCCAATTGGCTTTCCAGCAAATTGTAAACTACGCATAGATGGGAGAATCTTTTTGTCGTATACAAATTTATAAGCTGCTTCAATTTCTTCTACTAAATGTGGAAACTTTTCCACATGCATTTGTTTATTTCTATCTACTAATTCATTCCACGTTTCACGGCGTTTCTTTTCTGGTACGTACTTTGAGTACTTCATAAAAGTCGTAATATCTGACAGCAGCTTAGATTCTAACAACATCTATACTTCTCCAAAATGTTAAGGTTTGTCGGTTCTTATAAGTATATCATTCACCATCTAAAATATCATCGTGTAATTCAGAAAACTTTTTAGCAAGTGCTTTCTTTAACATGCCTTCACCTGCTTGCATTTGCTTCTTCAATAGAATTCCCTTGGACGAATTCTCATCATAAATTTCAATTTTACCAAGACTCGTATTCATAAATACCGGTAGTGTAATACCATCAGCACCAAACCGATTTTTCATTACGTGTGCTCTACCTGTATGATTTGCTTTGTCTTCCAGTTTACGAGAAAGTGAAATCACCAAATCTGCGTTCATAATCTTTTCATATGATGAAGCAATCTTATCTGCTTGAATCACTTCATCTTGAATACTTGACCGTTGTGTTTGACTTGCGGTCCATACAGGAAGTTTTAATTCTCCTGCAAGTCCACGAAGTTCTTTATAAATTTCTCCAAGTTCTTGATGTCGTGCTTCCACCCGTTCAGTGGATCGCATAAGATCTGCGTAATCAATGATCATCAGATCGGGTTTCATCTTACTCGTAATCAGATTTTCCAAATGTGCTCGTAACGTATGGACTGTAATAGCACTCGTTGGATAGTATTTAATAATAATATCGCCAGGAATACTTTCTACAATATTACGAACTGCATCAGCATTATTCGGAATATTACCAGGTTCAATTCCTGTATAGATCGTATCGTATCGTAGACCCACATAATTTTCGTTGAGTTCTAATGTGTAGTATACCACACGTTTTCCTGCACGTGCTGCATTAGCTCCAATCGTTGCAAGTGCCCAACTCTTACCAATACCAGACGGAGCAGCAATTACACCCAACTCACCAGCAGCAAGACCACCACCAATAAGTAGATCAATTGCATCCCATCCCGTAGCAACCACATCACGTGATTCACCTGCGAGACGAATTTCAATATCCTTTTTCCAATCATGACCAATGTTTCGTGGTTGTCCTGCCTTCAACGCATTATCAACTAAACTTTTAATTTCACCATATTTACCAATTTGTAGTAGATCAACGGACTTGATGATGGCAGTTTTAATTGCTTGATTCTTTGCAAAGTCTAGAAAACTATCTTTGACATATTCTAGATCATCATCATTCTTTCGTTGAAATGCAGAACGTAACTGTTCTTTAACAGCAATCTTCAATACATCGTCATTGATTCTATCCAGTTCAATCTTAAATACTTCCAGTGTAGGAGTAGAGCGGTAATCAGTAAAATACTCCATTGTCTTTTGTACAATCCATTGACCCGCATCACTTTCAAAAAATTTGGGATTTAATACATCCAACGACTGCTGTAAGAAATCGGTTGATGAAAGTAAATTTGCCAATACCTTTGCTTGAAACGTTGGTCCATACTTAGCGAGATTATCTACGGTCGTATCAGTTTGTGTCATGCTTAAATCTATTGAGAGGAATAAACGTCTGTGCAATCCACGAATCGTAATTCGGGAACGCACCTAATAACTTAGTTCTCATCATCATCTTTGTCAAGTCATATTTGTGAAATGACGTAATGGTATCATGAAATTTATGTACTACTTTCATACGTGCATCTGGTGACATCATACCTTCATGTAAATTCATTAACTGAATATTGCGTTCCACGATGTCACGATTGTCAAGTATATTGCCAATAACTTTAGGTAACTTTTTAACGTCAACATATTTGTTCTCAATAAACTGTAAATTAATATCTACGGATGGATCACTAATTTCTGGAATGTATTTCTTTAATGTCGTCTGTCCAATGCCTTTGATTCCCTCAATATTATCGCTGTTATCCCCATCTAACGCTCTGTAAAAATAAAAATGTTTAGGATGAATTCCATATTCTTCCAATACCACATCCACGTCAAATGTTTTCTTTTTAACGGGATTATATACTTTTACGGATTCAGAGACAAGTTGTAAAAAATCTTTATCAGTAGAATAAATAATACTATGTCCACCTTCAGAAGTTACTAATTGACTGAGTTGTCCAATTACATCATCTGCTTCAACATTGTCTAAGGCAATAATCGTAACGGGTAGACATTCCAACATTTCAATTAGTGATACCAATTGAAATTTCATATTTTCTTTTTCTTGTTCATCCGTAGTTAAATCATATGCACGATTTAACCGAACAGGTGGTTTTCTATTTGCTTTATATTGCGGATAAATCTTTCTCCGCCGTTGACTTCCACCCTTTCCATCAAATACGATAATACATCGCGTCGGTTTGAATGTACGAATAGCAAGACCAATGCTTTTTAAAAATCCTATCATACCACCAATGTGATGACCATCTTCATTCATTGATGGAACGACTGTATAAGATCGGAGGAACGTATTGAGGCCATCGACTAACAGGACACGAGAATTATATCCCATGCCCTGTTCGTCGTTTTCAAACTTCATGTTGTAAAAAATACTCTGGAGATCAGCCATGTAGCAGTATGTTATGAGAACTGGTTGCGTCACTAATTGTATGTGTGTTCCATGTACTCCACGTACCTGTCAACGTACCAGGAGTAATACTATACGTATGGGCTGGTTTGTTAGAGCAATACTTTTGCATTAATACCTTACGTACTTCCAACTCAAACATCGGGGTAATATCAAATTCTTCACCATGCGTTTCCGTATACGCTTTCATAACCAATTGAACTACATCTTCCAAATTATTCGTCATCGGACGCCCCCGTGATACTAATTGCTTCTGGATCAAATTCAGTTTGATATTTCATAATGAGCGAATCGCAAATCGTCTGATAGATTATTTCCTTTCTATCGGTGTCTGCCTCAAGGAACGTGGCAAACTCCTTAGATTGAAATTTGGTTTCCTCGCCAGTTGTTGGATCTACATACGTGTACCATGCTCCTGCCTGTTTTACCAATTTATTTTCCTTCATGACATCCAACCATGAACTTGCATCATCAATTCCACGATTAAAATAAATTTGGAATTCTGCTGTACGGTGCGGTGGACCCAACCGATTCTTGATCACATTTGCCTTGACCTTAACACCGATCACATCACCTGCTGAGTTACTGATCTTCCCCATGAGGTTGAGTCGGAGACGTGTGGATGCATGGAATGCAATTGCCTTTCCACCCGAAGTCGTCCACGGATCACTGAACGCCATAGCGTTCATCTTCTGACGCAACTGATTCGTAAAGACTAGTGCAATTCGCTCTCGTCCAAGAAGTCCTGTAATCTTACGCATTGCCTTGGAGATAATGATTGCTTTATCTGTAGCATATCCGTCTTTTCCAAAATCGGCTTCCATTTCTTTCTTGGTTGACGCAGCGGCAACAGAGTCAACGACAATCGTGACAAGCTTGTCTTTATCCTTCCCACTCCGCACCTTTTCAATAATTGTTGTAACGGCATCAAAAATTTCCTCAACGGTTGCTAGATGAACATAAACTAATTTATTTGTATCAATACCAACCGCTTTAAAAAATTCGGGATTAACTGCGGTTTCTGTATCAATCAGTACCCCGACGCCACCGCGTTTCTGCGTGTTGGCAATCAGCTGAGCACCAATCAACGATTTACCAGAACCTTCCAATCCCGTCAATTCAGTAATACGACCAACCGCAATACCACCGTGTGGACGATTACTGATGGCAATATCCAACATGGTGTTACCCGTTGAAATAAAATCCGTAAAGTCGGTGGGTGTATTTTCTCTTCCATCAAGGAAGAATGCAATCTGATCGCTGTCCTTGTTCATTTTATTTAATGACTCTGCAATGAGGGACGCTAACTCATCACGGTCAGGTTCTTGAATAACCTTCTTTTCTTTTGCCATAAATGATTCCTATAATAGAATACGTGGTGACCCACTAGAATCTAGTAGGTCACGCACGTAGTGTCAAGTGTGATTAATTAAATACTTCGTCGAACTCGTCAATCATATCCTTGACTGACGTAGACTTCTGTGTGGTTGCCGACTTTGTAGCTGTCGGTGAAGCGACGGGAGTATCTTCAACAGTCTTCTGCGTTGGAACTGCTGGACCACTACTTGGGTCAAGATACCGTTCCAAGGCAACCTTCAGTTCCTCATAGGTCGGTTCCTTAAAGATAGAACGAATGTCCGGCTGTTCTGTAATAAACTTCTGAATCTGTTCAGCGGTACCAGCCGGTGTCTGATTTGGCTTTGGACGAACCATCGTCTTAGCGAAGTTGGTGTCACTCTTCGCCTGCGGAACATATTCCACTACGATGTCACGACCATTCTTGACATCCGTGATATCGCCGTAATCGGGATCGGAGATGATGGAAAGCAGTTCGGTGTATACCGTCTTACCGAAGGACATGAAACGAACGCCCTTATCTTCCTCACCACGAACGATGATAGGAACAAAGGTACGGAGCTTCGGACGGAATACACGTGACTGTGCCCAATCGTCCTTCGTACCACCTGCCGCAAGTGCCTCTGCAAACTCCATGATGGGATCACGATTACCGTACGATGTGGGGGACAGATGGGTCTTATTACCTAGATAATGGAAGTAGAGTTCGATGAACGGGTTTTCCTTGTTATCCTTCCACGGGACAATTCGAATGACGTGCTTACCTTCGGTGGGCTTCCAAAGTGCCTCGCCACGATCACCTTGGCGGTTGAACTGATTGAGCTTTGCCTTGAGTGCTGCAATGTTTAGTGACATACGTTTACTCCTTTTAGTGTTTAGATGTTTAGTGAGTTTAAAACTCCCTATCACGTATAGTAATAGGGTCCAGCATATCTGTCAAGTGTTTAGAGATCTATGATTTTTACAAGTTTAGTATTTACAATTTTCAGTTTACCGTAAGCAGTCACAAGTACCATATTCTGCAGTTCATTCCAATCAATCTTATATGATTTGTCCAATACACCACCATTTTTACTTTCAATTAATTTATTGATTGCATTAATCGTATAAATGGTATTCGTTTGTTTTTTTCTATGAACCGATATGGTAGAAGGTGGTGGGGTAACCGTTGAATCTGTAGGTTTTGTTACATTATATGTTAATACCAACTGATTTGCATCTTCTGTATTTTCAAGTACATATACTTTATTGAATACTAATTTATAGGAACCTTTTATTGCTTCTATGGTCGCATCAATTCCTTCAACCGTCGTAAATGTACAGAGTAACTGTGTATCTGATTCCATGTGCAATACTCATTAAAAGGAAACAATCTCATAATAAATATTACTTCATGGTGTTAAAATACCGTTATTCGGAAACCGCACGTCCCTTCATGTGCTCCCAATCTTTTTCAGGACGATCTACTAATACGTTCCGTTTCCATACAGAACGAAGGAGCGGGGTAGGAACTCCCTTTGCTTCTGCGTGACTAATTAATGCAGACAAATCCTTGGGGAAACAATTGTGTGTAACCATTCTAGAATTGGCGTCAATAAAATATTGGTCCTCCTTTTCAGTTGACGCAGTTTTACTTTCCAATTCTAAGTTATAAACTTTACCTTTATATGAGGTCTTTGTAATATTTTTTATTGAAGTAACTTTTATCATAAATACTCCCACGCATTAAGTGTTTTCTTATAACTAATTATATCCAATTTTAAATTAGGGTACTGCTTCCTAATAAGTTCAAATTTTTCCGTGGTCATACCGTAAATGTATGGAGCCTTTATATCAACGTATCTATCTTCATCTGGTAAATAAAAATCTGGATAGTATGAATGTAAAATTCCTGTTGAATCTACATATGTAATTCTTCCTCGGTGTGCATAAAACGGTATATTATTCTCCATCAAATATTCTGCGTATTTTAATTCCCATGTTCCTTGTACTTTCATAGGACCATTTGGGGTGTTTATTGCATACCATTTACATCTCCCAACTTTTACATCGGCAAATTTACCATCAGCCCACGCTTTTCGTTGTGCATCAGAATATATTTTTCTATTTTCTACGGACATATTTTTTCTACTCTCCGAAACCTTTTTTCTCGCGTCCAACTTTTTCATACCATTTTTTTCACCAAAATTTACTTTGTTGGTAAGCATCGTGTTAGATATACGAATTCTACGGTCAGGGTCCAATTCGTATAATTTTAATTGCGATTCTCGTTGTTTACGTTTATATTCATCGGTATTATTTACAAACTTATTAACGCATTTTCTACAAATATCCATGCCGTTATAAACGGAACGTTTTTTTGCTGCGTCATGGTTTCTCTTTAAACGTTCAAATGAATCCCCGCATGAATCACAAATCCAACGACCAACTGATTTTGATTTTATTTCCCCGTTTTTAGAAATTTTTATCCAACAATCAAACATAGGATTCTCGGGTTCATGTTTACTCCTTTATATAAGTATAAACCTGGTCGGTCAAACGAACATCTTTTGCCGGAATTAATAAGTGTACTCCCTCACGTACCACCGGAATTAAATGGTCTGCTGTGCAGGTGAATATACCCAATTCTGTATCAAATTCATACAGTTCACCGTCATAATCCAATTCAATTACGTCTAGAATTTTTTTAACATTAGTAGAATTTAGTTGTTCATCGGTACTTATTACCTCGTCATGAACGGTTAAATACCGAATTTCTACGTTCCCAGTGGGCGTAACAACTTGTGTAGTAGGTAACACACATGTACCCCCAAATCCACGATGACCGTCTGGCCCAGGAACCATCCAGTGACTTTTACCCAACCGTGTATCGTATAGAAGGAGTCTTTCTACGGAATTCCACTCAACTCCGAGATTTGCCGCAATGTCCGCCATTTCATTAGCAAATGAAACTTTGGTTGCCAAGAATAAATTGGAAGTGTATTTATACAATTCTGCTACGGTGGCATCTACTACTTTAGCCAACCGTATTGTCTCTGTGACACTTGCTTGACTACTGAGTACTACATCGGCAATTTCCTGTGACGCATGTTTAGACTTACCAAGTAACATCACTTCTTGATATAGAAAATCATTTAATGCGTTTCGTTCCGTCAAAAACTCTGGACTGAATAATATCGTATGATTGGTATATCGTTCTTGTAATTTCTCTGTAGTGCCCGGGGGAACCGTTGATTTAATAATAATGACTTTATGGTTTTCCGTCATGCACAGATCATGGACAACTTGTTCCACAATCCGTGTATCACATGCACCCTCCCGTGTCATCGGTGTCGGAACGGCAACATAAATCATGTTTGCCTTATTTAAAAATTCTTCAAAACTTTCACATGAAGGATTTCTATTTGGATCTATATCATATGTGTGGATGGAAACGTTCTTTCGTTGATAAGCTTGCGCTACCGTTCCACCCACATATCCCAAGCCAAGTACACCAATTTCAAATGTCATAACCGTGTCTCCGTAATATTGCCGTATGTTGTTCCTTTATACACACGAACAGGAAATTTTTTATTATCTTCTAGAATGGCAACAACGTTGCGGAGTAAGTCCGTGTCATATCGTTCCATATCTAACAAAATACTATCATAAGTATATAAAATCAAGTGGTTTCGTGTGTTTTGTAATAAGTTTATGATTTGTTGTAATTTAGGAATAGTCTTTACTACTTCCAATGACTGCACATAATAATTAAATAATTTACTAGCGTTAGGTTCAAGCACGTCAACCGTAATACCACTGGGTAGTGTAAGCGTTCCGGTCGTATTTGCATACGTTTTTCTAATTTCTACGATACGTTCAAACAAATCAATTCCGTAAGTTTCATCTGACATACCATACATGATTTCAAACGTTTTCCGTTTACTTTCTGCGTATAATTCTTCCGTAATAATATTTGTATTAAAGTACTTTTTTGCAAATTCCGTATGAAGTGATGTATTAGGTAACTGAATACGATATTCTTCTGCTATTAACCGAAGATGATATGCTTCAAAATCAATTTGTACTAATACACCGCCATCATACCGACTGATAAACATATCACGTGTTCCATCCGACTTATTAAGTGCGGAAAAATTGATCCCACCAAATCGGTTACTCGGACGACCAGTAATAGTATATGGATTATATTCCGAATATACAAAATTATTTTTAAATGTCCGCAATGTTTTGGTATCAAAATGTTCTGCTAGTAATTCACGATTAACACATAGTCCCGCATCTTCTATTTGACGTAACGTACGGACCATTTCACCTACTGAATTATATGTTTGGTTTTGTGAAACCTTACTCAGTATATCCCACTGTTTGTGAGCATACTGTTTAAGTACAGACGACCATACCGATAATGGAATCAGTCTATTCACATCTCGCATGTTCCAGAATTGATTGTATGTATCAGTAATGTATGGCGTATATTCCCACCCCAATAACGGAAGGTTGTGGACATAGGCAAGTATTTGCACGTCCTCTGCGTTTAAATACGGACCTTCTGGAACCGAAAACTGAGGTACGTCTTGATGAGAAACTGATATTATGTATGTGTCGTCTACGAACGATATCCCTACACATAGTAGTTGATTTTCGTTTCTATGGTGGTGTATATCACGAAAAATCGGGGTCAATATACATTGCTCCCGACTCATTCGTTCAATTAAACTTTGATATTCTTCGTAATTTTTTATAAACATAACATGTTGTAGAATTTACTTCTAAATATACTGTCTCAACATAATTTGTCAAGGGATGATTTCGTCTTCTGTGACCCAAAGTTCAAGATAATCTGAAATATAATTCCGTATACCTTTAAAAGTTAAATCAGCATTTATAACTTCTAATCTATTAGTATCTGCTACACCATAGATATTCACTCCAGTTTGTAACATCAGTGTTTCCTTTTTACCAACAATTTTCCATTGTAGTTTTGTCGTGGCAAACCTAAAATTTTTTTTAAGTCGTTCGTACTGTTTCAAATCAATTTCAACAATATAATAATCATCATTTACCAATTTAACAAAATAACGAGTAATAAATCCTGCCACTGCATCAGATTGTGTTACTACAGGTTTTACTGGGTGTGGTAATTTATCAAGAATCTGTAGTAGGTCTTGTTTATTATCTTTATACAGTATATCCAATAAATCCATATCAATCATTACCGTACTCCCAATTTCTTGGCCATTGACTCTTTCCAGGTTTTTCCTAGATAATTAAATCGTGCATGAATTGATGTTTTCCATGATGTAGTATCAATCGTATCTTCTAAACTGAGTATTTGGAATGCGCCAAACGCTTTATAAAATGTAGGAACTCTATCTATCCAGAACAATTCGCCTACACGAAATCCTGCAATTCCCGGCATTACTAAATCACCAGAGATGGATAACGATGCGGGCGATGCTCCAAACGCATTGGCAAACACGCCGTCGGCAGATGCAGCAATTGAAGCTACCATATAGTCAGGAAAAATTTCTACGTATCTAAACGCTCGTTGCATTCCATAAAAGTTACGTTGTGCAGTTTGTAATGATGTTTGTGCAGACGCAGCCACTTGATTGACAATTTCCGTGTGCTTTCTACATTTATTACACGCTTCTTTGCCTGCATCTACCGTACCTCCAATTTCTATATATTTACTATCATTACATGTAGTTGGTGGAGGTCCTGCCGGCGCAGTAACTCCTGGAACTGGACCAAGCCCAACCGTGGCGTAGTATTGATTCAACGTACTGACTGCTGCAGGATTATTTTCTTTCCACTTATTGACTTCCCACTTCTGATACTCGTCTAATGCAGTTCGTGTAATAGATGCTACACTACTTGCAGGTGGTCTGAGTACGACGATTCCTGAATTATTCGTTGGCTGATAATACGCCAATTTTACTGCATTGGATAGATTACCTCCTACAGCGGTCACTCTTCCTCCTTCGGATCGTACCACAATATCACCATGACTAAATCCAACCCACGGATTTGTATTATACGTCATATTATTTCCTGCCCGATTATCGACTATAATATCGCCCGGTTGTAACGTGGTAGTTTTAGGGTCGAGTTTTTCCCAACTAGAATTTCCTCGTAATCCTTGAGCATATCCCGTATGTGTGGAGTTTGCAGAAAACGATGTTCCTGATGTTCGCATGACATAACTAACAAATGCAGCACTCCACGGATATTCTTTGAAAAATGCCTCTGTAGTGGTAGATGTTTGAGAAGTTGCGATGTCTGCGGCAACACACGGCGCACATTTTTTACAAACTTCCGTTTCCAACGCCTTTGCCGATGTTGCAGCAAGTTCCGCATTTGGTGAGGTAGTTTGTGTAGATTCTTCCAAGTTAATACCCGCAACTTGATACCCCTGTCCACCCAGTGCTCCAGGAATTTGTACATTTGCTTTTCCACATACTTCTTTTTTTAAATCTCGTTGTGCTTCTGGTAAGATGGTTAAGTCTGGTCCTTGGCCATCTTTTGTTTTTGCCGACAACGTAGTAATTGCAAACATTTCTCGTAATGCATCATTTGGGTCGGATATCTTTGCCGATGTACTATTCACGTAATCAGGTTCATTTGGTTGTGGCTTTGGTACAGGATCTCCCACTTTTAATTCTTTTTGTGCTGCGGCCGCCACGTCTTTTCGTTGTACCAATCCCAACGTAGCAATTTGTGTAAATAAACGTTGTGGAAGTGATAGATCAATGTTACATTCCAATAATTCCGATCCTACGATTTTTCCTGTAGAGCTATCTTGTCTGACATATTTGTTGAAGATATGTACATCATCTATGAATTTACTGACTGCCTTATCAGAACTATCTCTAAAATTTGCATCTATAACCATGTAATTAGCAGGTCCCTCTCCTTCAATATCGTCTACCGCTAGTTGCCAATAGTTTAAGGTTGCATTATTCATTCGTTCAAGTAAATTACTGACACCCCGAATGATTGTATCTGCGGACATCATAGACTCAACCACTGCTTTATGGTTGATCCACACACCAGTACTTAGAAATCCTCTATCCCGTGCTTTCTTTTGATCGCCACCAAAATATTTTTCTGCTGATTGATCAAATGTTCCAATTCCCTTTTCGGTGAACATTTTTGAATCTTCAGTTTTATCCAAAATTTTTACGTCAATCCCCGGAACATTATATTGGGGATTTGCTGCTGCACGTTGGGCAGCAGTTTCGTTTACTATAATAAGCGTAGATGGATCAACAGATCGCAAATAATCATTCATTCCGACAAATGATTCTGCTGGATCGTCAATAGTTGCTAATTTTGCCACGTTGGTATTACTTCTTGTAGGTCCATCTGCATATGGCAATAGTAATCCGATAGTCTTGATGACATCGGGTGTTATACCTGCTGCGGTAAATACTCCACGTAATCCATGTTTTTCATGATTCAATACCACGTTGACAAAAAATCGCCACGTCATGAAATATGCGTCTTGTGCATCTGCAAAAGAATCTTGATTGGTTGTTGGATTCTGTGATTGTGCCGTAGGGTTACCTTCTGTTTTATTTCCCAATGTAAAAAACTGTACGTGATTTTGCCAATCACGTAATTCAGGTTCTGTACCGTTTCGTACTTTGTCTAATAAACTTTTAAAATTGAATCCGCCCGTTGCAGTATCGGCAAAGTACGTATACACGCTGGTCGTTTTTGACGCACAATAAAATTGCGTAGACCCATCTTTTGGTGGGACAACGGTATTTTTTACCGAATACGCCCACGAGTCTTGAGAAGGACCAACTATTTTCACCGTACACTGAAATGATCCATCGGCTGATGTTTTCGTTGTAAAGTTTGCCACGCGACCAAACATCCACATATATTGTCCTTCTGACGGATATGCTGACCTTTCCAGTATCTCTTGATACCCAAGTTCTTTTCTTGCCAACTGTGCTAATAGTTTACTTCGTTCAGTGGGGTTATGCCAAGGAAACAAGTAGTCGGACACATTTTTTCCTTCACCAATACTTGGCGATACCTCGGGAGCAAATTGTTGTCCCCACTCCAATACCATTCCCACACCTGGTATTAAAAACGTTCTATGTAAACTTTCCAGTTGTGCTAATGATGGTACCGAAATATCTATTTGAGCTTGTGCCAATACACCGTTTTTAACTCGTCCAACACTTACCCGTGTAATCCCAGGCGGTGGAACTCGGGTAAAATCCGTACTACTATATAATGTTGCCCGAGAATCAAATACACTGGCTATTAATTTTGATACTTCTTTATTTGGATCAAATGCGTATACATTGCGGGTTTCTCCTGCTGGGCCGTATGTATATCCAATTAATGGCATATTACCATCTTGTGATGAGTAAATGTCCTCGTAATTTAAGTCTCTGTTAATAGCGTGTATACCCAACGTGAATCCAACATTTCCTTCTCCCAAAAATTCAGGCAGTTGTATGGTGGTAGTTGCTTTCACAAAAGGCATGGCAACTTGTACGGTATTATTTAATTCTGACCGTGCGTTTAGAATATTTCGTATATTTTTATTAATGACTTTATAGTCCAGCGAACCCTTGTCGTGTGCCATAATTAATAATTTTGAGGTATGGTAATAATTGTTCCTGGCTTAATAAATATAGATCCATTCACTGCACTATTCGCACTTGCCAATACATACCATAGTGCAGCAGATCCAAGATATTTGTATGCAAGTGTATCCCATCTATCACCCATACGAGCTTCATAAGTATATTCAATTAAATCAATCGTAGAATATTCTGGAATTGCTGAACTATATACTCGTTTTCCTTCTTCTGTTTTTGTTACCACCACATTATTTACGTATCGTGCCATGTATTAACCCCTCCCGGACATAGTTGGAATGGTGGATGATGGTTTTACAAACTTTACGTAATTTTGAAATGCTTGATTTAATCTTGCGTTTGCCAATGTTGGAGCATTTAATATTGGTGCCGGTTGCATAATTGACACTCTATTTGTATTAGGACTAGTTCCCGTTATTCTACTTACGGCAGACGTTAGTGCAGTTTTTATTGGATTTGCACTTGTTCCAGAAACTCTAGTTGCAACGGTTTTTACTGCTGCAGCAACTTTATTTGCTTTTGGTATTCTTGATAAGGTATCATTTAATAACATTTGAACGGATGCGCCTCCTTCCCAAGTAGATAGATTTACGTCCGGTGGGGAGAATGTCATGTCTTTAGTAAGATCTAGTGAATCTTTACCTTTTGTGGAACCTACCTTAGTTGGTATGGGTAGTTCGCCAAATCCAAGTGATGAATCGGTGATACCATAAAATGGCGATGATGCAATCTTTGTTGACTTTTCTATCAGTACAAACCGCATGTCCATCGTTGCGGCAATCGGTACTTGATATTTTGGATCAATTTCCCATGATTCGGCGGTATCATTAAATATAGTATTCAAACTCGTTAAGTACACTGGTTGGTTTTCATATATTTTTCCCAACGTGATTCGTGCAATATTGGGTTGTAAGATACCAGAACTAAACCCATAAGGAAATGCAAGTCCTGTTAAATAATTGATACGTTTCCACACCATGTCAAGTTCCGTTATACTAAATGCTACCAATGCAAGTTTCAATGATACTTCACGTTGTACGCCGGTGTATGTAACAAACTTTTCTATTCGTCCAATATACTGAAACGTATTATATTGCGGAGATGTTGATTGGTTTATATCCTTGATGAATGCTCTAAACTTAATCGGATCTTCTTTCCCCATCGCAAACGATACGGTAATCATATCCTCAAAATCATTGTTAATATCTTTATATGGATCAGCGGTTTTATTTGGTTTTTTTGCTAACGTATTTGCTGGATCTTTTACATAAGAAAACAACTTCTTGTCATTAGGTTGTCTGGTTATTTTTGAACTAGTAGGTCCATCGCCACGATTACCTTCCATTGACATTTTCAAGCCATCGGGAGAATTAAAGTATTTTACATAATTAACTTTATTTGCACCACCGTATACATTTTCTTGAAAGAGTAGATTTGCGGTTGCCACTGATGCAATAATTGTATCCGCTAATTCTGGTCTGGTTTTTTGCCAACCAC